GATTACGAAGTGGCAATCGTCCCACTGGTTGCGTCTGTTCCTGACACGCTCGTGAGTGCTGTCGCAGGCCAGGAGATGAACGTGGCGAAGCCAGTACCACGCAAGAGCCTGACGTACCGTCTTGACAACGGTGAACCCATCGCCCCTGTCGGTGCGCGCTACCACGTCGTTCAGACGAAGGAAGTGCTGTCACTGGTCGAAGCGATGACTGGTGCTGGCTGGCAACCTGAGTTCGCTGGGACGTTCAACAACAACAGCGCAGTGTTCATGGCAGGCAAGATGGACATGGCACTGAAGACCAGGGAGATTGACCCGTACCTGTGTTTCGTGAACTCATTCGACGGAAGCACTGGCGTGAAGTTCGCCTGTACCCCGTTCCGTCCGTTCTGTACGAATCAGATCAGGGCCATCTTCAGCAAGCGTGGTGAACGTCCTGTGATTTCGTTGCGACACACGACGCACATTCTGAAGCGTGCTGACACAGCCCGTGAACTGTTGGGGCTGACGACTGCCTACTACCGTTACATGGACGAACAGGTGGACCGACTGCTGGACAAGGTTCTGACTGAACAGATGTTGGCGCAGGCGTTGGATTTCGTCGCCCCGATCAAGGACGACGCACCTGACTTCGTTCGTGAACGCAAGGAACAGAAGCGTGCGACGTTGGTTCACACGCTTCGCACATCACCAACGATTGAAGACCGTGATCGTGACAGTGCGTGGGGCTTGTACAACGCGATGACCGAACTGGAACAGTGGAACCGTGATCAGTTCCCGACGCAGGCGCAAGCAGAAAAGATGTTCGGGAATCATCTCGGTATGGTTCCTATGACGAATCCGTCTGACCGTATGTTGCGAGTTCTGACCGCACCGTATTTCGGCTGACAAACAGAAGGGACCAGGCACGCTACAGTGCCTGGTCCCTATCACAGAGACAGGAGAGTCAAGTGACAGAAGTGAAGGATACAAGCCAGGTGGTCAGTGACACTGGACCGTTCGTGATTATTCCTGAATGGGTGTTGGTGTCGAAGATCAGTCATGGGGCTGTGCGGTTGTATGCGTTGCTGGGACGCTATGCGGATTATGAAACTGGCGAGGCGTTCCCTAGTCGCAAACTGTTGGCGACAAGGCTTGACGTTTCGGTGGCGACAGTGGACCGCATGGTGAAGGAACTGGTGGACATTGGTGCGCTGGAAGTGTTCAAGCGTTGCGACAACGGAATCTGGCTATCGAATCTGTATCGCATTAGGCGTGTACCAGGTAGCCCCACCAGTGATGAGGGTAGCCCCACCAGTGAGGATAGGGGTAGCCCCATGCGTGAGGGTAGGGGTAGCCCCACCAGTGACGAACTAACAAGAACCACTACTAACGAGAACCAACTGAACGAGAAGAAGACGCGACAGCCCGAAGTTCAACAGGTGTTCGATCTGTGGCTAGCAGTCACGGGCAAGGACAGACAGCGCACGAAACTGGACAGCAAACGTGAAGCACGAATCGTGTGGGCATTGAAGGCGTACCCATTGGACGATGTGCTGGACGCTGTACAGGGCTGGCAGAAGTCGCAGTTCCATTCAGGGCAGAACAGCGACGGGAAAGTGTGGAATGACCTGACCCTGCTGTTACGCAACGCAGAGAAGTTGGAGTTCTTTCGTGACTGCCAACGTCGCCCAACGCCAGCAGGCGCACGCGTGTCTGACACCTGGCGCAGACTCGCAGGAATGATCGGGGACAAGTCATGAGCAAGGAAGGCGTAGTTCGTGCGCTGGCGACACTGAGCGCGGCGTATCAGCGTGAACTGACTGACCCCACCATCGCCCTGTACATGGAAGCCTTGAACGATCTGGACGACCGTGCGCTGATGAGCGCGTGTGAAGCAGTCATCGTGACCAGTCGGTTCTTCCCCACCATTGCTGAACTCAGGGAACGTGCTGTGTTCGCCCTTCACCCTGAAGGCGCACCGCCAGCCCCTGAAATGGCGTGGGCTGAAGTCATGAAAGCCGTGACCACCCAAGGACGCTACGAACGCCCACAGTTCACACACGAACTGATCAGGGCCACACTTGACCTGACAGGTGGCTACGTTCGTCTGTGTGACGCGACAACAGCGTCAGAGGGTGCGAACCGCGCCCAGTTCATTTCGACGTACCAGAGGCTCATACAGCGTGAATCTGTGGCGACGTTCGCCCTGGGGTCTGGCGGGTTGAAGGAGTTGTCAGCATGAAGCGTGGCGGTCCCCTTCGACGCAACAGCCCACTGAAAGCCACACAAGGCTTGAAACGAACCGGCAGGCTGAACCCAGTATCCAAGAAACGCGCACGCCAACTAGCCAAGAGGCGACAGGTCATAGACGAACTGCTGAAGCACCGGACTATCTGCGAAGCCAGTACACGAATCGCCAACGTGGACCGCAACCACCGCTGTTTCAGAATCCCGTGGGACGTACACGAACCCTTGACCCGTGCGCGTGGTGGTTCGATCACAGACCCAGCGAACATGATGGTCGTCTGTCGCCCCTGCCACGACTGGATTCACGCCCACCCGAAACTTGCCACACAGGTAGGTCTACTGGTGTCCCGATACACGGGCAGGTATGATCAACCAGATGGGGAAGACGTACACGATTGAAGACAGCGTGCGCCCCTGGACAACCAACAGCGAACGAACCTGGCACTACCAGAAACGCGCCAAGGTCGTGAAGGAAACAAGGGAACGCTGGTTCTACCTAGCGAAAGAAGCCAGAGTCCCACGCCTGAAGAAGATCAAGGTCGCAGTCGTACCACTAGCCAAGGACAGGAGATGGAAGCCAGATGTAGCCGCGTGTTACCCAGCAGTGAAAGCCGCGATAGATGGACTGGTGGACGCAGGTGTCATACCTGACGACAACCCAACACACCTAGAGTCCATCACGTTCTTCTCAGTGAACGTCTGCGGTCGTGAAGGTATGCGCGTCATCATCAGCGAACTCACATGAACACAACAGATCAGATCACACAGATAGACCTAGAAGCAGAGATGTTGCGTATCTGCGACAGAATCGAACAAGACATTGACCTTCTGGCTGACCTATCCACGCAACGCGCTGAAGCCGAATCTGCGTACAAGTACCGACACGCACGAAGCATGGTCGAACAAACAGCGAAGGTTCCTGTGGCAAGCAAGGAAGCGATAGCGCACCTGCGTGCCAGCGAGGAATACCGACAGTGGAAAGTGTTGGAAGGACGAGAGAAGGCAACACAGCAAGCACTGTTGGCTTCACGCGCACGATTGGACGCACTACGCACAATCTCAGCGAACGTCAGAGCAATGACATGACGCTATGCCCAGTGTGTTCGCAACCAATGTTCGCCAGGTTCGTAGACGTAACGACGTTCGGTGAAGACGCACCACAGTGGGTGGAAGCCAAGAACTACTGCCCGAACTGTTTGGAACAAGACCTGACAGCAGAAGTGAAAGCGTGGCGTTCAATCGCAGACGACCTGTACCGCGAACTTCGACAACACCAAGAACCCGTACCGCAATCAGTAATCAACGCTCTGGTGCGATACGACAGACAAACACAAGGAAGACACTGACATGACAACCACTGAACCAATCAACAAACTGGCACGCGCTAAGGAACTCACACGCGCCATGCGTGAACACGAACAGCGAATCGTCGCAATGAATAATGAGCGTCGCGCACTGTTGCGTGAGATGTGGAAAGACGACGGGCTTCGTCAGCGTGAAATCGCTGTGGAACTAGGCGTGACTTCCCAGACGATCTGGAACGAAATCCACCGCAAGGACCATACGCAAGGGGTGTAACGGGGCTACATAAGTCCTGGTCAGAAGGTTATTTCAGAAATCTTCAGAATAAGTGTGTTTCTGCTGTACAAGTGTGGTTATGATGTGGTCATGGAAACAACCACAGCAATCACCGCAACCCGCACAATCAAGAACAACAAGGCGGTCGTCACGATCACCTTCCCCGACGGAACCACCGCCAAGGCGAGTGGCGCTCGGGCCGAGCGAGCCGAAGGTGCTGTCGCTTTCAAGAACTACCACGGCAAATGGCAGGTCGGTCTGCGTGCCAGCCTGACGGTCGCCCAAAACGAAGCCATGCGAGCGAACGCCCCGCACACGGTCACGCTTCGCAAGGGTTTCGCCCGACCGCACGTGATCGAATGCGAAGGAACGCCCGACTACTACGCCTGCCCGATCACAACCACACATAACAATGAACAGGCAGGTGCGTGACATGGAAGCCCTACCTGAAATTGAAACGTACCGCGACCCACTGTCAGTCCCGTTGCCTGACGACCCACGCCAATACCCACACCCAGAGTCTGAACAGTGGAACGACCCAGACTGGCGTGTTGAATGGTTGGGCGGTCTGACTGACGACGAACTGAACCTGAT